GTTGTGATATGTGTTGGCATCCTGGAAGTATTGATCAGCAGACATCATACCGTCAGTGTTCAGGTAGAATCCTGGGTACTGAATCAAACCGTTCAAGAAGATTGCGTTTGCCTTAGCCAGACCGTTGCCGTAGGTGACTACAGGTTGTGTAGCATATGTGTTAATAGACACATTGATCACAGTCTCGTTCGTCAACGTCATTACCAAGTTCTGGAAGACGTTGATGGCTCCCTTGTAGTTGTAGATGCGGATAACGTTGTTTGGTTGCTCTGAGTCTACATATCCTGTGTAGGTTGCGACATTGGCATTGGCTCCCTGATAGATAATAGCATCTGGTTCAGGGAACTGCTCAGCACCCAATGGATTGATGGTGACGTCTTGTATGCGTAGAGATACGTTAGGAGCCGCGATGTAATCGAAGCCACGGTTGACTAGGTTGAAGTCTATAATCTGACCGATTTTGTTGACACCGATCGTCAGGTTGGCACCCTGGCCGTAACCGAAAGCCTCGAGCACGGCACCGGTTCCCAAAGAAGGAGCATTACGGTTAGCGGTGTTGGCTAGGTATAGACCGACGTTAGGGATGTCGATGTAGCCACGTCCTGGATTATTTACAGTGACGCTGGTGATAGCTCCATTGACTCCGGTAGAGAACCCGAAGGCAGCGTTGCTACCAATATTGGTGTTCAGATAGATAGAGTCTGATGCATTAGAGTAACCACTGCCACTGTTCAGTACCTGGACCGCTGCGAATAGACCCAAGTCATCGATGTTCTGGAACGTAGTGTTGGCTGTAGGATCATCTGCTTCAATCAAAGCGTTTGTCAGGTCAGTGTAATAGATGACTTCCATATCAACAGAAGGCACCTTCCCATAACCACCACCCTGTTGAGTTACAGTCATTGTGCGGATAGGCGCAAACTCTAGGTTAGCAAACGTCAATGCCCGACTCATAGGAGTGTTGCCATTAGCAACAGAGTCATTGGCGAATCCCCAACCAGAACCACCAAGCGTATTGTTCTGATGAAACTCCAAACAATCTATATTGACTTCTAAGTATACAGCATTGGCTGTGTCGATAGAAGAGACGATTGCCTCTGCACCTACTCCGTTGTCTCCAGGAGCCGCAGTGAATGTGACCAGCGTGTTAGGGTTGTCACGGTAGTCATAGCCACCGAAATTCACGTTAATAGAAGTCACAGAACCAGTCGTGACGTTGCCGACGTAGGCTACAGCCTTTTGTGCTTGAGGATCGTTAGGTTCAAGACCTCCGGTCAATACGACAGGATCACCAGTGACGTAGGTCAGACCTTGGTTGTGTGGATCTATCTGGATGCTGGATAGAGCGGCGATGATCTTCTCTTCAAAGATCAGAGGATTGCCGTTGGCGTCTGTACCATAATTGACAATCAAAGACTCTAAGTCATCGAAAGGCTTTGTAATACCAGAGACATAGACCTCAACGATCTCGAAACCCAAGTTTGGATCCACAACCTTGTTGGCTGCTTCAATGACGCATTGTGCTCCTGACTCGCTACCCGTACCTATCAGATTGACCAGAGATTGAACCGGGAAACTGATGTTGTTAGCGTCAAGCAACAAACGTAGAGCCTGTGGAAGAGTCCACTTACCATCAGACAACTTCAGAATGTTATTCTTTGGGAAATAGATGTCCGCTTCCTTGTTGTATAGGACGCGGAACAAGAACTGAATAGACTGTGGAGTGCCCTTCTGCTGGTAGAACTGACGGGCGACCTTGATCAGCTTACGTTCATCAAGGGCTACATCATTTGGGAAGTAGGGTAAGAAGTCATTGATGAAGTATTGGATGAACAGGTCCGTGGTATTATCCACGTCCTTATAGTTCAGCAAGTTTTTCGCATTGTAGATGACGTTATTAGCATTTGGAGAAGGCAACTCTACCGTCTCTAGGAACTCGAAGTAAGCCTGGAGGAAGGCTACGAACGTAGGAGAACCTTCCCGGATAAACTCAGGGAATTGAGAGAAGACAAAAGTGCTGACCGTATTGGTTATGACGTTTCCGTCAAATGGACCAATACCTACTGGCTGCGTCATTAGTAATTGTTCTCATCGTTCATTGTAACACGCACAGCGTTCTGGTCATTTGGATTCAATGTCAGGATAATGTTCCTGCTTGAAGAGAATGATAGTGCTGCTGGTGGCACGTAGATATTCAATTGGCCAAATTGATTGTTGATCGCTATCGGCGCAAAGTTGTTCAGTGTAATGATACCGTTTATGTAGTCGATAGTTCCGGCATTAGGATTTAGAATGACCTTGTTGTTCGTCGCATCATAGTAGTATGTGCGCAGCGTGCCATACTGTCCTTGTAGAATGACAGAGAAGCTTGCGCCCAGACCACCGCCACCAGATGCTGTAACAGTTGCGGTCGTATATTCAGAGCCGGCATTATCGATGATGACAGAGTGGACCTGGCCATTGACGATCGTTGCATAGGCATTGCCACCTACTCCATCTCCCGTAACTGTTAGAGTTGGAGGCGATGAGTAACCGCTGCCTGGCTGAACGATGTTGATATTGTTCAAACCAGAGTAAGAGTTTGGTGTCTCTTCAATGAATGCGGCTCGAGGAACACCACCGGCATCGTTGATCGTAAAGCTTGGAGAGCTATACAAGTGAGCAGCAGGAGTGCCGGGTAGCAACTGGACGCCTGTGTTCATCTGGTAGGTCTGGCTCACACCCAAAGCAGGTATGATCTGCTTCTGAATTAAGATAGAGCAGTCAGAGCCCAGAATGCTGTTATCAGCAGAGTCGACAGAGCTCAATAAACGTGACAGACGGAACGTAGAATTGAATGTGTTGAAATTCAAGTTAGCAAAATTTTCGACGGCTGCCGTGATCTCGCCGATGACTTGGGTCTCTGTCAGCTGCGTTTGTGTTGAGTCATAGTCAACGTCAAAGCTGAAGTTCAAATAGTTGTAGTCTGGTAGAACGAAGACTGGAGTAACCGTCAGCACACTGATAGGGTTAATGACGTTCTGTATGATGTATTGCTGTTGTTGTACTGTAATACCATAACCGTTCTTAGGCTTACCAGATACGAACACCGTTCCGTATACAGGAGGTGATTCAGTCTCACCGCCCCAAACAGTAACAGCATCGAAGAACGGATAATTCTTATTGATCAGCGCGACGTAGTCGTTGACTGTGACTGCGCGGTTTTGGGCCACATATGCTTTGGGCGCTGTGAACTTGATAGAAGCAACAGACTCAATTGGAGATCCGCCTGCGGACGGATTGACAGTAGTAACGTTAGCCGTTGAGCCCGCCAATAGATTAGATTGTAGTGCAAATCCGTCAAGCCCATTTGATGCATCACCTGCTGTAGTTAGGTAAGACACAACCAAAATATTACCATCAGATAAAGCTTGGCCAATCACTCCGTCGCCGAAATAAATCTGATATGAACCATTAGCACCTTCCTCAAGGAAGTATACAGATGCGTTCGCATCGATAGTCGTCAGATCGGTAGCCAGCGTGAATGTTTGCTTCGTAGTGTTGGTCTGACTAGTCTGGACAATGACTTGGAATGTAGCCGTGTCGACGTTCGCGCTAGTGATAGGGAACATCTGGTTTGGATTCGTTAGGCTATCGACTTGGAAGGTCACAACGACTGGTTGTCCTTCTGCAATCTGAACTTCAGTAAAGTTGAATGTGCCGCCGTCGATCGTAACTGTCTGGTCATCCAAGGTCACATAGTTATAGCTGGTACCATTCAAAGAGTCAGAAGAAAACTGACTGAAACGAGGCAGTGTCAATATGGACGTGTTGTCCGTGACGGCTGGTGTGATGGATACATTGACAGTTGCTTGGGGAGAAGTTGTAGAGCGAGGAGTATAGCCCAGTGCTTTAGCATGAGAAACCACCGTGGAGCGTAGGACCGCAGTATCCAAGAACATTTCATTGGCTACAAGGTTCAAGTAAATTGCATTGTAATGAGTGTTGTAAGCAAGCAAGTCGATCAAGACATTGAAGGCAGACCCAGTGAAGTCGTAGTCAGCAAACTGTTCTTGTCCCTGAAGGAACGTGACCAGATTCGTCTTGATGCTATCGAAGTCAAGACTGGTTAATTGAAGCTTGCTAGTATTTGCTGTGGCTGCCATATTATCTCAACCGTTGTAAGAAGACGCTGATTTCGATCGGAGTAGATATTCCACCAGCGACTGTGAATATAATCGTTATGTTGTAACCATTCAATTGCGAGTTTGTCGCAACGATGACATCTTGTACTGTAGCACGTGGCTCATAGTTCGCCAAGACGTCCTTGATCTCTTCGCTGATCAAGTTAGCGGTAATCGGGTTCAGAAGATCAAACAGCAACTTGCGAACGTTTCCACCAATCTCGGGATGGAATGGTCTCTCATAGTGGTTCGTCTGTACCAAGTCTGCGATAGACTGAATGACAGAGTTGACACCCGTTACCTTCAACAGATCACCTGTTATTGGATGAGGTAAGAAGTCTACATTGAAGTCTGAGTAGATTCTTGTCTGAAGAGGAGTTGAAAGATTGACCGGTCCTGGCATGCTGCTACCTTCTTGAATCAACTATTTAGGTTAAGAAGAGAGCTCTTTCCTGCGTGCGACGAGAGGTCAAACCAGCCACAACCTGCCCGGCTGCTTTGTTCCACAACAAGAAGGCATTACCGGCTGCGCACCAGTTCTGCTGATTGGCGAACGTTCTTACTGAAGACTTCAGGAAGTTGCCCGGTCCAATATTGTAGATCAGACTCAAGCAAGCATCGATCATGTTCTGGGTCAGAGGCACCGTGATTGCCTGCTGAAGTGTTGGTAAGAAGTTCGTGTTGATTGCCGTCTCCAGGTAGCTTTGAGCCGTTGCGCGACTGATCATCTCACCCAAGGTGATTGGTTGACCAATAGCGACTGCCGTGGTGCCGTAGCCGATAGTTATAGGCTCGCCACCCGTAGCAGGATCTGGATATGCTGTAGCCATGTTTGGAGACGTTACCTTGGCAAAACCTTCGAAGCTCTGGATCAGTCCCAGACCGTTCTCGCTGATAGCCCAAGAGCTTGGAGGAGAAAGGAACGTCTTCGTAGAAGCATCGTACTGACAAGCAGCCGTGTTGGCTGGTGCCGTCGGAGCAACCATGGTGTTGTTTGCACCAGGCTGTAAGAATTGCTGTTGAACGTAAGAGGTGCCTGTGT